TCTGGCGGTGCAGGTGGGTCTGGTGGAATATAAGATGACTCGTCTTCCTGTTCCCAAATCATTCTGTTGACCTTTGTTGACAGTATTCAGTTAGTATGCGTTCTCTGTGCCATTCCGCTGCCATGGGAGTGTCAGCAAACTCATGAAAACATGGAGTGCCCAAGGTATAGTGCAACAACTTGGCCGCGGGATTTGGTCCGTATTCATCGGGCAACCAATTCCATTCCGGGGGCAGTTCGCCTATGCGTTCATCTTGTAACCAGGTAAATCGATGCAGTTCTGCACCTGTAGCATGTTGCACAAATTCGGGCATGAGTCGACGGTTGGGAAAACTACCACAATTCCACAGAATAACACTGGACCAATTTTTTCTAGGATAGTCTTCGTTTGGTGATCCAAGGTATTTCACAGGCATACGAGTCTTATAGTCGTGCTTGACCACTTGCACATCCATGTAGGGATTTCTCATGTCCCATAGTTCTGCAACATCACCACGCACAATCATGTCGCCATCAATAAAAATTGCTGAACCAGAAAATCCCATAAGGTATGGAACTAAAAAACGTGTGTAGATAAAGTGATTGCTACCGTCGGTGTGTGTTTCCGAATAGTCTCGGAACAAGTTAAGAGCAACAGGTACAATACTCACAGGACGACTTGCATTTCTAATAATGCTGTTGACGCAGGTGTGATATGCAATGGCTTCGCGTGGATCGTACCCAATGAAGATTGGTATAATGTCTTTCATACAGGTATTTACACCTGGATGTCTTCCATGCCAGCAGTTCTTAGTCGCACCACATGACCCATTTGCCACTGTTTGGTATCTAGTCCTTTGAGTATGCCCAGCCAACGATTGCGCAGGTATGCCACTTCGTTTATGAGAGTCTCATAATCAATTACTTCGTCCTCGCCGTCCACATACTTTTCAGCATCTCTTGACGTTAGAGCGCGGGCATAGCCTTCTAGATATTTTTGGAAATGCTTTCTACGTATCTTGCGCAATTGGATATTGAGATAGTTTAATACTGCTTCAATCTCTTGCAACTGATTAAAACGGTGTTCGGTAATACCGGGCAAAGCCGTGATGTTCTTTTCAACTACGCCCGAGATTTTACAGTCCTTCTTGGCATCTTCGAGTTCACGCTCGTAATGATTTATAAAATCTGGAATGGCGCCTAAACTGGCAACTACACGACTGTACCACATGATTTTCCAAATGTTAAATTATCTTGTGTTTGGTTATCAAACCATCTCTTTACAGTTTGATAATCGACCTTAAAATGTATGCTTAAGCTATATCTAGTGCCCGAATTAACGACTGCGTGTTCTTTTTGTGTATCAATAATCCACGCAGATCCAACTGTACTTGGGTGTGTTTCTGTAGTATTGCTATCGTTAAGCCAAGTATGAGCCTCAGGATCTGTGCTGTGAAAAATATAATTCAATGCTGACGGATCAGTTTCAAAATCAATATGCGCACCCCCGTCTCCATTGAGAAAACTAATACACCCCTCGTCGGGGTATAGTTCACTCATGTAAGAAAGTAACTCATTGATCCATGGCATGGTCTGGTTAATTGCCGGTCCGGCAAATCTATACCAAGATTTACTATCCCAGTGCTTGCTTAGTGTTCCTAATGATTTCATTAGATAATGATCAGCAGTTCCGTATACTTCTGATTTGGCATGATTTTCCAAAGTTAATAATTTTTCCATGCGACTTATAGTCGGTTGCCAATCATGATGTATTATTAAAGGCACAGATTGGTAAAAATTAGTTTTCCCAATCATTGTCTTCTTCGTCTTCTGCAAACTCATCTTCTTCGTCTTCTGCTTCATAGTCCTTGTCGTTGTCAAGGTATGCAGTCAGCGCACGTTTAATATCTGTGTCACCTTTAAAAGCATCACGGATGTCTTCGGCTGTGGAATCATTGTCCATCAAGATCTGTATCACAGTTTCTGCGGCCTCGTCGCGATCCACTGTGTTTACAAAACGCTTGAGTTCTCCCCAAATTTCACTGGCTATTGCTTCACTCATCTGATGTTTCCTCCGGAGTACTTACCTCTGCTTTCTGATTTGCAAAGTCTTTCATAACAGTATCGAGACAATTGTCGTCATTGCGTTCCCATGCCTTACGAAACTTCTTGATAACTTCGCCGTCACTTGTGGTAAACACCAAACTATTACCTTCTTTCTTGAGCATGGCTTTCTTCTCAATCAAGTCGGTTAGTCCCGAGTAAGGACTCATTCCAGTTTCGTAAGGAATTTTAACTTGCACACCTTCGAAGGGTTTAGCGTAGCGAGTTTTCATTACCTTGCATGCGGCACGAATGCCCATGACGTCGGTAATCTTATTACCGTCTTCATCTTCTTTGAGTTTGAGTTTTTTCATAGCAACAACAATTGAACTTGCATAAACAAACCCTTGACCACCCGAGATTTTATCGTCAGGATCAAACATGTCTTGACTAGCGTATGTGTGATTGGTACAAACCAACCCTACATTGTAAGAACCAAACATGTTTACACAGTTACGAACCAGTGCAGTAAGTGCTTTGGGTTTACGGCCCATGTCACCTTTCATATCACCCGCATCAAACTGATTAACGTCAGTAGGGGTAAGCAACATGCCCAATGAGTCAATAACAAACAACACCTTTGGACGTTCGCCGTCAGATAATGCTTTATAATCACTCATGAATGTTGAAATTGTTTTAGCAACATCATCAATCATGGCCATTGACAATTTCAACAACTTGGTGTCGCTAGTGTCTACCCCAAGATCATGCAACCATTTTTCATCTAGTGCATTTTCTGAATCAATCAGCACCACATAGATGCCTTGCTCCTGTGCGTTCTTAATAATGTTCCCAGAACAAATATAGCTTTTACCGGCACCCGATTCGCCAGCAAATACAGTAACTTTGCCCAATGGTACGCCGCGAGTGAAGTCTCCGCTGATCAAATAGTTCAAGGCGTAGTTACCTGTTGAGATCCAGTCTGTTGGATCGTTGAAGCCTATTGAAAGGCCGTCAATGCTTTTTGTAATTTCACGTCTAAATTTACTGACGTCAAATGGTTTTCCTGCCATGTTTGTTTCCTTTGTTAATTAAGTAATTGTACACGATATGTTGCGTGTGATCAACCTCTGTTTTGCAGATTTGCACTCTTCCCATCCAAATTCAAAAATTGTTGGCTCATAATGAAAAACATTACTAACCCAAATTAAGCTATTGTCCGGAAATGTTGGTGTAGCAAATAAATCCATCACTTTAAAATTTACTTTGGTATTATGCCATGTAGGCCAAAAATCTTTAATGCCAGATGAAGGTTGGTAATTGCCACAAAATGGTGGGTCCACGTTGACCTCATTTGGCAATTCTGCTTGGCTATGTAAAAACTTTTGATAATCAAGCTGTCGTTGACATTTGTCGTAGATAGTAATTGAGTCTAATTGATCTATTCCTATATCCTTGACTATGCTTACACTTTTCCATCCACTTGCCAGCCCATAAAAATGTTTATGGTTGCCTAACACAGTGTATCCATCTTCGGTATTATCGATGTAAACTAATTTTCTAGATTTTAATACAACCTTGTACAAGTTTTCAAGTATGTATAGTTGCTTACTACCTGCGGCAAATGGTGGTCGATGAGGCATTATGTAGTCATAGTCTGTGTCGAATTCAATCAAGTCTACATCGTTTCTGGCATCAATCAATGAATCAACCGTTTGATACTTGTGTCTAAAATTAGTTGTAACAAACTGATTGCTGTTAATAATTATGCCCGTAGTCTCAGTAATATCAGAGATGCTATCTACAACTTTGATGTCGCTGGCCCAGGTTACACCCTGATTCTTGGCATCAAAGAACACCTTGGCTTGTATAAATTTTAACAGGCCAGGATTTTTGTAACAGTCAACTATAAAAATTTTGTTCATAACTTGATTGTATTATTGTTGGCTTTAATGTCGCATGTACAATCATATGCAACCTTGCCTGGTCAGAATCGTTGACCACTAGATGTTTATTACTGATATCAACCAAGAACGATGATCCTGTAGAGAATGGAACTGTTCCGTAGTCAAGGAATCTAAATTTACATCCTGCAGGTTGTGCTATTGCTATATTAGTTTCAAAAAACATTGATCTTTCTCGATCTTGGTGCGGCAGTATATATCCGCCAGGTTCCAACCACATAAATCTTATGCGACCGGTTGACCCATCGATGATCCAGTGTTTATTAATAAAATCCACGGTGTTAGGGCACACGGGTGCTATTTCAGTCCAGTTTTTAGGACCGTCAGTGGCAGCGGTTGTTGTAGAATTATCTCCGTAAAGAGTTAGACTTTTCCATCCCTGGTGAGAATAATGTGCAAACTTGTCTCCATCTCGATGCAGTACAGCACGAGAATAAAGATTTTTGGCCTCATTGCTGATAGCGTCTGTTGGTACTTCTAGATTTAATCTGAGCCACGGTAACCGACTCGAGTTCTTGATCCAATCGTCAGTTGGGACGTATCTCAAAAAAGAATCTATCATTTTGTTCATTTACATTCCTAACTAGCAGTTTTCTAAGATCAGTTAATTTTGATTCTAAATCAAGGATGTTACCTAAACTTAAAGTATGCCCAACTACTGCAACCTTATGATTTGCACACCACTCTATATATTCCGGAGGAGCGGCACCACTAATAGGTCTGCCCAATATAAGGTAAATCAATCCGGCTAATTTTTTATAATCATTGGTGTCTTGATCAACTGCGTTATTATCAAAATTACGAAACTTTTCCCAACTAGATCTTCCTAAATTATCAAACCCAATTGATATGTTAGGAGTATCAAATCCAAGAATATTATTTCCAAAAATATTATCAATTTGATATTGATCTTGGGTGTAGTTTTTAAAAGTATATCTGAAACTCGATTCAACTACGTGCAACAACGTGTTTATGTCTCTATACTCGCTGTCCAAGTTGCCTAGATTTCTTAGTAAAACTGGCATCATTGGATATTTAATGCCAGTTAATACCCATTGTCTATGTAACAGATTTAAGTAATCTTGGTCAAGCACATCGCCGGTCCAGTTATCGATCTCAAACGGAATCTTATTGGATTTGTCTGAGATTGTATTAATACACTGTACTAACTTAGTGACTGTGTCAGAACTAAACTTTGATGCACTTAAACTAAAACTATTAGAGTATGTTGAATTGAGAGTTTCAACATAATAAGTTAACAAGCCAGGAGAAGTAGGAGAGAATTTAATTTCGTCTCCGGACTTCTCCCAGACAAGTTTACCAATCATTATTACTTTTGTTGACGGCTACGAATCATTGCCAAGATGTCTTCAGCCTTTTGTGCTGGCTTTGCGGCCGACACTGGTGCCGAAGCGACTGGCGCTTCTTCATCATCAAAGTCGCTGACAGGAGCAGTTACTTTGAGTGCTGGCTTTGCTGGCAATTCGTGAACGTCACCATGACCGTTTACTGTGACTGCAGGGGTGGATCCACCAGCAGGTGCTTGCACACCAGCAGGACGGAAGTATTGACCCCAACGCTCGGTGTCGTATGGCTGACCATCAACACTTGCTTCAAACATCTCTTTGATCACCTTCAACTCAACGTCTGTAGGCTTCTTGGGTAAGAATGTGCTCAAGTCAAACAAACCATGTGCATCAACTGCGGCTTGTTCTGCTTCTGTGAGTGCTGACTCTTTACGTGCCCACTTTGAACCATTGTAGTCAGCAAAGCCGCCTTTGGCACCCTTGCTGATGCGGAAGTCCAGACCACGTACATAGTCTGTTGGCAATTCTTCCAACTCAGGATCCATCAAGGCGCCTTTGATAGTTGTGAAGATTTGTGGACCAATGATGAATCT